TTTCCCGATCGCTTTTGCTGGCGTCGCTATTCAGGCCGTTTGCCTGCATCGGCTTCACCTTCACTTCGGCATCAGGGAAAATCTGGTGCACCCGCTTCGTCAGCTCGGCCAGTATGATCTCTCTGGCCCCTTGGAGCCCTTCAACATTTCGCTTGTCATAAACCAGTTCAACAAACATACCGATCCTCTTATAAGTGAAAAATTGCCTGTGCTTGATCTGTTTTTATAAAAATACTACTGTATATGCATACAGTCAATAAGTGAGTGAGGGTGTGTTCATGCCTCGTCAACCGGATATTCGTGCTGCTTTTATTGCGGCCATACAGCAAAACCCCAAGGGCTATCTCTGCCTGCATACAGACAAATTCATCGATGAACTGCAGGAGAGGCACTGGCATTTCAGCCAGGCGGATGCAAATTCATGGATCGAGCGATACCAGCCGGACTTCGCCGATAAGACCACGAACGGAAGTGAGAACCGATACTGGATCCTGCGTAACATGGGGAGGGTTTTCTAATGGGATTTCCATCGCCAGCCATGGATTACCAGGAGCAGCGCATGACGATAGATGTTATCTGCGGTGTAGATAACAACTGCCGGGTTATTGAAACTTCATGCGGCTGGGCCGTTATTAACGTCAGTCTGAAGCCAGAAGGAGGGGATACGTTGCTGGTTAGCATGGACGGGAGAAACCAGTTCGTGAAGCTAATGGGCCGCGCGCTGGTCACTCAAGATGGTGAAGCGATAGAAGGGGAAGCTCTGAATGACGTAACAGTACACGGCGTTCTTACACATACACTTAACCAAGTAAAAGACGATAAATCGCCTGTAATGTAGCGTGTAAATGTCGGGGGTTTTTCCCCCATTTTTCCCCAATGATTCCCCGTACAAATTTTAAACATGAAAAAACCAGCCGTAAGAAGCTGGTTTTCAATGTGTTTTTGGTCGGCACGAGAGGATTTGAACCTCCGACCCCCGACACCCCATGTCACTGCGATAAATCCGCTGTAACCCTTGTAAATACTGGTGCTGAGACACATTCGACTGTATATGCAAACAGTGCATTTTTTGCAAAATCCGCACTATACACATCAATGGGTTACAGCTGGTTTTTCCCCATACTTCTTCACACAACCTACGTCTCAATCAACACGAGACTGAAGATTCGTAAACGAATCGACATGAAAGAAATCAACAAAATTCTGTTGATTTTCTGTCTGGAGCCTGTTAACTTAATATGAGACCCAAGAGTAATGGGGGTCTTGGACACACTGGAGATACAACTATGTTAACGCCGTTTGGTAAGACAGTAAGAAAAATGCGCATAGACCTGGGGCTTACGCTTAAAAGCATGGCTGAGGCTATGGGTATGACCTCGTCTTATCTTTCAGCAATCGAAACTGGTAAAAGGGCGGTCACTAAACCCGTGCTTGATAGCATCATTGGCTATCTGAATGCGGATGAAAAACAAAAAGAAAAGCTTATCAGTGCAGCTCGTGACTCTCAGCAATCAGTAGAGATCAGCTTGTCAGGTAAGAACGACCATGCTCGTGAAGTCGCAATTGCGTTCGCTCGTAGTTTTGATGAGTTAAATGAAGAAGACTTCCGGAATTTACGACAGATTTTGAATCGAAAACAGCAGTAGGAGGCATTTTGAGCGGACAAGATTATCGTGTACCCCCGCAGAACCGCGAATCAATACGTTCTATCGTCAGATCTCTGCGGAGCACCTTCGGTATTACAGGCCTGATGTTTCCTGTTATGGAGGTGATTGAGTTCGCATTGCCTCAGTTGATCCCAGATTTTGAACTCCATATCGGTGGGATGAAGGAAATGGGGGAGACGCACGGTCTCACCTACCCACAGGAACATTTATTGATTCTTCGTGAAGACATTTACGAGGGTGCTTTGAATGGGGTAGGGCGTGACAGGATGACTGCCGCACATGAACTGGGTCATCTTCTCATGCACAGGAACATTGCTTTCGCGCGTTCTGCTCCAGGGGTAAAAATCCGCCCTTTTGAGAGTAGTGAGTGGCAAGCCAAATGTTTCAGTGGTGAGCTATTAGTACCAGCTATTCATGCCAATGTTCTGAAAGGTATGAGTGCTGAAAATGTAGCTGAGGCATGCGGAGTATCATTAGTGGCCGCACGATATCAGTTAGACAAAATGTAAAAACCCCCTGCTTGGCGCCAACCAATGCAAGGGGTCTTAAGGTGATGAATCCGAGAGGCGTCACCACCGTGAACAGCTTCAATAGACAGCCTGAAACTAACACCTTCAGGGAAGATGTTCAAGGGAAAAATCTCTCTTGGTAAGGAGGTGTTACATGAATGAGTTTGAAATCTATCGCTTCGAAAGCGGCACCAAAAGGGTTCCGTTGGGTTTTCTGCCGTTACCGCAAGGTACGTGGGAAATCCGCAAAAGTCCTTGATGCTCATGATTATGGGTATGAGGCGTGGGCGTTCTTAGTTCGTTGCTAAGAGAACCACTTAAGGCACCTTCGGGTGTCTTATTCAAGACTTTATTCAAGGCACCATCAGGTGCCTTTTTTTATGCCATTTTTATTTCTGCATGCGGTACTTCAACCCATTCAACATGATTCTGGGTATAAATTTTTGTCGATTTAGCATCACTATGGGCCATCCTTGCCTGCGGATCGATACCTTGTCTTTCGAAAATATGAGCCGCCAGCGCTCTAATCTCGTGGAAAGTTGGCCTTTCTTTGATAGGTAATTCTGCCGCTACACCTATCCGGTCCCGCAGCTCTGAAAATGCCCTGCTCAAATAATCAGGGGCCACCTGTGTTGGGTGGTTAACTTCCTTGCTTATCGGATTGCTTCTCTTTTCCAGAAGCCGGTGAACAACATAAGGACTGGCCACATTGTCTCTGCTGTTGTCGATGATCTCTTTCAGGGCCCTGCCGATCGGAATTGCAACGTGTGAGGCCTCTTTGTGCTGCACTTTTTGCCGATGAATGTAAAGCGTTCCGAATATGCCAGCCTCCTCCTGATCGAACCATACACAGCCGCAAACCCCTTCTTGAGGTTCCTTGATCGAGTACCGGATCCGGGAAACTTCCAGGCGCGCTTGCGTAGTTTGTATGGCAAGGTCCATTGCAGTCTTCAGCCAAGGTTCAGCAGCTGCATGTATGGCCAAGAACTGTTCCAAAGTGAGTCGCCGGCGGACCTTTTTATCGACACGCCGCATTTTTTTCCGTGTTGCAGGGTTATCCATCATTAGCGATTCATCAACAGCATAAGAGAATAGCTTTTTCAGGAAGCTAACTTTTCGGTTCTGAACATTGGCCGACGATTCAGAATGGTAATTTCGTATGTAGGCATTTACGTGCTCAAGCTCAATATCGCATGCGGGTATGTTATTAAAAAATTCTTTAACCCTGATGGCATCATTATTCCAATCGTCAAGTGTGCTTTTAGACGGCTGCTCATCTTTGATCGCTCTCTCCATAATGCGATCAACATGTTCAGAAAACGGGTGGGCTTCACCATTGAACCCTCCCGATTCCCGAATTAATGAATCTATCGATGGTGTATTTTCAGGGCGCATCCTCAGGTTATATTCTCGGGCGATGGCGATAGCCATTACTCGATCCGAACCGAGAGTTTTCTTTTTCCCAGTTATAAGCGTGAACTTATACACGCCACGATCTTTATCAAAAAAAAGATAATCAGGAAGGTGGCGGTATTCTTTTTTTCGTGGCCTTGCTGCCATGGTCAACCCTCAATTATTAACTGACGTACCGCCTGATTAACAATTGAGTCAACTCCCCACTTTTCGGTTTCATAGACAAAAACTGAACCATCTACAATCCTTCCCATGAGTAATCCGTTTTCGACCCAACGTTTAATTGTACGGTTGTCAGGAATGGAGTCTTTGGTAAATTCGCGCTTACTCCAGAGACTCGCTTTCATTAGCTTTGCCATGGTTTCCTTCTCCATAAAGCCCGGCTGCACCCGGGCTGAGTGGTTTACTCGTTGGTGCTGGTGGCAGGGATAATTTTCTGCCAAATTGCTGACACATATTTTGCCTGATGGCGCGCATCAGCCAGGGCGTTGTGAACATCGCCAATGAATGGCATGTCACGCTTCGGATCGAAACCAACACTGCGACCGAGGGTAACAATCGTGCGTACATCATGATCGTTCCAAAATTCCCACGGGCAAATGCGTCCGGCGCGTTCGTAAGCTCCGCGCAGAATCACATTGTCAAAGGTGGCCCCGTTACCCCAGACCTTCATGTATTTGAGATTATATGCATGCCGGTGAATGAAATGGCTAAGTTCCGACAGTGCATCAGTGATAGGCATCGCATCATCAACGCAAATAGCTGAGCGCGCTTCAGGGCTTTGTTTTAGCCACCAAAGAATTGTATCTCCATCCGGTACCGCGCCTTGAGCCATTGCGCTTTCAAGCGAGACGGCCGTGTAAAATTCTTGGCCAAGTTCACCTGTTTGGGGGTTAAAAAAGACGGCACCAATTGAGACGATCGGCGCGTTTGGCTTTTTCCCCATTGATTCGAGGTCAATCATTAAGTCGTTCAACTGCTTTCTCCATTGCTAATTCTGCGATTAAAGCCGAGGGGACAACCACCGGCATTGGTACTCTGACTATTTGGGCTCGTACTCTGTCGATTTCCCCTGCCAGCTCCAGCAGGCGGGAGCGGCAATCCTCTGCCTCTTCTCGCCACCAGGCCAGGTCGGCCTTAAGGCGGCGCAGGCGCCGCTGTTTGAGTTTGCTGGGCATCAGGCCTCCGGCTTGGGGGCTGCTGTGAGCATTGCCGACCAGCATAGTTTTGCCCGGTGCGCCGCTTGCTGGCATCCACTCATGGCTTCGTATGCTTCCCATTCCTTCTCATCGCTAAAGCTCTCATTTGGCTCTGATTCAAAACCATTGACGATCATGTCTTCTGTCGGCTCAACCGGCACCATCACCCACCCATCCGGAACAGCAGGGGAGTTGCCATAGGTACCTTTAAGCAATGCGGCGCGGCAGGCGTTCCATATCACCTGCGCGTCTTCATCGTCGAAGAGGGCATCAGAATACGACGCCATCAGCTCGCGAATTTCTGCCGGGCATTCATTCGGCACTGTCGGAGCTGGCGGGGTGGTGTAAAGCATCACTTGGCGGCGCGGATCAGCAAATTTATTGGCCTCACCACCTATCGCGAACAGATAGCCGTTGCCTCCATTTTTTACATCACGCAATTCATCCGTATCAGTCCACGCCACAGGCTCCAGGTCAAGTGACGCCAGCACACGCTTAGCCAGCCAGCATTTCTCTTCGTCACCGTATGGATTGTCCGCTATTTCTTTGAGGCGGCCAGTGCTTAAATCGCTGCCGTCAGCGCGAAAAGGTTTAGGTGTTGATGGGCAGTTAGTCATTCCAGGCCTCCAGCTCGTTCTGAATCTCTTCGTCTATTTCGTCGTTGCTGGCCTCTTCATTGAGGTAGCTCAGTGCTTCTTTCCTGTACTGCTCACGACGGCTGCTGTCGTACCAAACTGTGAATTCTGGAGACCAGCCACGGTCATCGCCGTTTTCAGCAAAAAAATCATGCATTGCGTTGTTATAGGCCAGGCTCTCTACCATGCATTCAGCAGTTGTCAGGGCGCATTCACGGATATAGCCGCGGAGATCGCGCTTATTCCACCACGGACTCACCTTCGAATCACAAAGGCCTTTGAACTCAACTTCCCAGCGGCGGATACAGCGTGCATTTAATGATTTGCTCATGCTGCACCACCTTCGATCGGCTTTATGCTGCTCAGGATCAGACGGCGTGATGTCAGCGGTGCGCCGCTACGGCGGCCATCTTCTTTCCGGTAAGTTTCAGTGCGACCAACACACCAGGTCGTTGGAGTCTCGCGCAACTGCACGGTTTTCTCGCCATCTTTGGTGATGATGGTTCCGGTATGGGTTTTTATTTTCTGGTTTATTGCCATTGTCGATTACCCCTTACGCTGCTTTATCATGAGCTCTAAAACTTCCTGGCAACTGGCGCATGTTTTGCAGCCAGGCATTGCAACCCGGCGCGCCTCAGGAATGTCCTCTTCGCATTCTGAACAGTGCTCTGCAGAGACTGCATTCTGATCAATACGGTGTTTTTGTATGGCCAGCTGCAGGCGGTGCTCTACCAGCTCGTTTGCCTGATCGATGATGTCTGAACTCATACGGCACGCTCCTGGCGAAGTAACGCATCATGCAGTGCCATAGCACCCGCTTCACGGAGTGCAGCATCTTCATAACTGATGCCATTCGAATCCATGATGCAGTCTCTATCGAGGCACTCCGAACAAGCGTTGAGGGCGGATTTGATAGCGTCGGCACGCATTTCATCTAGGAAAGCGTCGGTTGCAGGGGTATCAGGCATACCAAGCCCGGCGCATTTTTTTGCACCAGTTTTGATGTTCTCGACGTAGCACTCATCGCAGATGTACTTTTTCAGCCCCGCATTCTCTGAAGCCAGCGCCGCTATCTGCTTTTCAGCATTTGACAGCTGATCGAGGACCTCTTCAGCTAACGTCACGCGCATCACTACCTTCTGACAGTCGTGGCGTTTGGCTCTGGCGATTGTGCCGCGCAGAGTCGCATATTTGTTGGTGGTCATTGGACGGACTCCTGACGAAGATGGTTAATTTCGGCGTCAAGGCTCATTCGCTGGTCCATCGATTCCGTCAAGGCGGCAAATGTAACGTCCAGGCGAGTGGCTACCTCACGCATCAGAGAGGCTTCTGCTGGTGGCAGTTTCCCCGCCGCAGCATGGGCTGCGGCTACCAGTTCTTTTATCTTCATGCGAGGCATGCGCGTGATTCCGTAAGCTCATTGAAACGGTTAATGAACAAGCCATATGCCTGGCCTGGGCGAAGAGGAACGATCTGGATAATGTCGCTGGCCGGAATACCTTCGAGGCAAGGCCAGAGTGAGCCGTCGTCGATATCCAGATCGCGGCGTTCCGTGGCAAGCATCACCAGATCGGCGTATTTCACTACCGCTGACATATCAGGGGTGATGCTGAATTTGGCCCGGATCAGCTGTTCTACCCGCTCTTCAATGCGACGGTAATCTGGAAGCAATGCTTTCAGGGGGGCAGGGATGTCCTGGCAATAGGCTTCAGCTGCGTCATGCATCAGAGCTTCAAAGGCAAACTCTGGCGGCACAATTTGGCTGCACAGTACCGAGTGCTGGGCCACGCTGTAAAATTCCGGCAGATGACCACTGAAGCGGCAGATGTGGGAAAGTGCGGTCGCAATATCCTCGATCTCAACGTCGTCAGTGGTTGAATTGAGGTAATCGAATTTCTTACCTGAAAGTGTCTGGATATAACTCATCGTATTTTCTTCTCCATATTTGGCAGCTGCACCTGCGCCAGTTTTTGGTTGTACGAATCCCTCGCCATTGGCGATTAATAAAGGGAATTACGCTTCAATAAATCCCCGCGGCGCCGGGGATTTAATGCAGAGAAATTACGCTTTAAAGTTACCGATAAAGGTTTCAACCGGCTTGTCGGTGAACTTCTCGATCAGCAGGTCACGGAACTCGTTGGCGATAGCTTCTTCCTGGGCTTCCAGTTGAACGATGCGGAGTACAAACACAGGCTCCCCGCTTTTAAGCAGGCTGTTGCGCAGGCTAAAGCGGCGTTCGCCTAGGCCTTCATATGGGACGCATTTGAACTCAAAGGCCACCGGCATGACGTCTTTACTGCTGGCTTCAACGCTCTGCATCAGGGACTTTCTGCCGCCAAAATCTTCGTCTTCATGAGCTGCTTCCGAGACTTGTTTGATATTGACGCGACGAACGGCACTAGCTGCCTGCGCGATGGACAACACATTCCCGTCGGCATCAAATGCGGTCAGGAAGTCGGCCCAGTCCTCCAGCCATTCAGCAATTTCTTTCTGGCCCAGACGATTGCCGTTTACCTGAAGCAAGGCTCGGAATGGTGCTGTCTTTTTGAGGGTGATAGAGGCGACGTTATCAGCATGGCCAGGGTTAGCCAACGTACCGATGTTGAAGACAGAGCGTGCGGTCATGTTGTCAGCATCGATAAAGCAGCGCGCTGGTTCGGCTTCGTTGGCGTAGCCTGCTGCGTAACGCACAAAATCAGGAATACTGGTTGTGGTCATGGCGCCACGGAAGCGAAAACGCTCCAGTTCGAAACGCTCGAGGCTTTCAACGTTAACACCTTCAGGAAGCAGGGCAGTCGGGCATGCCGTAACTTTTGCTGCATCCAGGTGGTAACCGGAAAGAACCAGGTCTTTCACTTGCTGCAGGGCATTGCCGTCTAAAATCTGGGACATAAAATTTCCTTAATATGTGGTCAATCGGATGTCAGTGATTTGTCTGCTGCGGATCACTGTGCCGCTTTAAGCTTTCCGTCAACGCCGCCGTTGATCCCGAACAGCTGCCCCTGATCTTCCTGCAGGATGGTCAGCTTGCCGCCTTTGTTAACCCACATTGGTGTTTCGGTGGTGTCTTCTTCGGAGGCTTTACCGCGCGGGGTTGGGGTGACGTAGTTCAGCTTGTGCTTGATCTTGACGCGCTTTTCTTCGACGGAGTTACCCATACGCTCAATATCAAAGGTGAGGACTACTTTGCCTTTGGTACCGTTGTTCAGAACGCCAAGCGCGGTAGTGTTTAAAGCTGCCGCGATCTTATTCATGAACACGCCGGCATCCAGTTCGCCCAGGAAATCGGGCACTACGGTCATGCGGTCATTACTCATGGTTTAACCCTCAGTGAGGCGGCTGCCACCGCCAGTGGAACTTCTCCATACACAACAGAAAAGGGCACCTGCGTAGCACTGACGGCTGCAACCACCATTTCTGCGCCCGGGTGGATTGGGGAATGAGCCCGTCGCCCGGTGATGCCCTTGTCTCTTGTGTAAAAAAGGTGCCCACCGATGTGATGGGCAAAGACTACACACAGCAATGATTTTGTTGTGGCGGTGGTGCCTCCACCTGCCGGACCGGCCAGAACCGGCGACGCTACACCTCAAGAAACGTATTCATTTCAAAAGTTGAAATAAAAACTTGTTGGCCTCGTCACGTGCGCAGAGCCGCATTACCACAACTGGAAGCGCACTCCGCCTGTTTGCTTACCTGTCATCCACAACCGATAGTTGATGGAGTGCGCTTTCATGTTGTGTGCCTGTCTTTTCACCACTTCAGGCTCGGTGGTATCCTTCTCAGCTCGCATAACCAGGAAGGAAATCAATATGACTAAAGAAGAATTTGTCACTTATGTTTTTGATAAAGCGGTTGAAATGTATGCCGCTACACACCAGTCCTGTAATCCCCTTGATAAACCAGAAGGTAAAGATGATTTCGACAAAATTTACCGCTTCCTGGAGGACCGCTATATCAAAAGGCTAGAGGACGCAGGGATCAAATCCCCAGTGAAGTCACCATTGTCCTGAGAACTTGCAGGACGTCATGATCGTAACTTCCATCCAAACCGCGACGGCGAATTGTTTCTCGTATTACCGGGAGAAGTTCGCTGGCAATCTCGATGCTTACCTCGCCTGATAGTGCTTCTGGTTTCAGCGTGAATGCTGGCGAATATACGGTCTTGGTCTCGATAGTTTCAGAGCCAGTACCCACCTGATAAAGCTCAATGAAAGCTGTCTTGATGTTCCGGGCCAGATCTTTTGCTGGCTCGGTTTCTATATCTTTCCCGATGTCTCTCAGCACAGAATGCAGTGTGTGAGCTGCTGTTTTCTGAACGTCTGTCGGTAACTCTTTAAATTCCATAACTTCCCCGTCATCTAACGTGATTGCGCGAATCATCCCGGTCTTCATCTGCCCCGGGCGGCTACTTCGTGGTCGTCCTGCCAGTTCGCTGTTTCTTATTGGTACATTATGTACCGCAAGGGTACATTGTCAAGTATAAAAAAACCTGCCGAAGCAGGTTCATTAGGAAACCATTAAGGTTTTGTTCTATATCTTCTTGGTTTTCCGGAAAATATCACGGTACCTATTATTGAGCAGTTACCATTGATTTTGACGTAAGGCTCTGGCCAGTTCGGATTTAGAGCCTTAAGAAACTTTTGACCCCCATCCTCAATTAGACGCTTGAAGGTTGTTTCTCCCGTCTCATGCATCAAAGCGATCACGTCATCGCCATGAACGGCTGCAATCTCTGGATCAACAAAAATCATATCCCCAGGGCGATATTCCGAGATCATGGAATCGCCGATAACTCTGAGAATATATGTCATCGGGCCACAAGGAACAGGGCAAGGGTAAGTCTCTGTACTATTCAAATCTACCTCAGCATAGCCAACTTCGGTCCATGCTCCTGCCTGCACCCAGGATATAACCGGAACCATAGTAATATTTCTATTAGTGTCGGAAACATCAGGATTTTTTGCAACATTAGTAGTTTGATGTTCCTTATCTAGCCATCCTTGCGGGAGATCGAAACACTTTTCGATATGGCGTGCCATTGCGTCACCAATATTTTTGGTAGCACCTTCCCCCATAAACCTGCTCGTTTGGGTCGGTTCGCGATCAATCATGTTGGCAAAATACGAATTTCCACCAACACCATCTCGCAATTTTCTGGCGTTTAAGCGCCGTATCTCTTGGATAGTTTTCATTCTGAAATTACACAGCTTGTACCGGAAAGGTACAAGTACCTTGATGGTTCATTTTATTCGTGTAATATGTACACAGGAGGTACATATTATGAAAGAGTATTGGGACTCTTTAACCAAAGAGCAGCAGAGCAAGCTGGCAGGTAGTGTTGGTTCTACCCCTGGCTACCTGCGTTTGGTGTTCAACGGGTACAAAAAAGCGGGTTTCTCCTTGGCTAAGAAGTTGGAGTCAGCCACTGCTCGGGCTATCACCAAATCAGATCTTCGACCGGATATTTATCCGAAACAGTAACAGGGTATTCCAGTTTTAGTACCACAGAAGTAGGGGATTAACCGTGGGTATAGAGCCTGAATGGAAAGTCGATAAGCAACCATCCTGGCTGGTGGCCGCTATCAAAAAGACCATCACTGAGCTTCCTGGTGGATATGGCGAAGCGGCGGAATGGCTGGGAGTCACTGAAAACGCATTGTTCAACCGCCTGCGTACTGAAGGGGATCAGATTTTCCCACTTGGGTGGGCGATGGTGCTGCAGAGTGCTGGTGGATCAAACCATAT